CGGCGATGGCTTTCTTGTCTTCGTCGTTCATAGGGGAAAGTTCTTCGGGTTTCATCGAAAACAGCCCGTCGGCATTTGCCGCGGGTTCGCTGACCAGATCGCAAGAGTAGATTTCCGAGCAGCGTTGCAGGACCGTTTTCTTGTCGTTTGCAAGTTCGGTCGGACCGCTGAAGGCGATGGACATCCCGAACGTGTCCGGAATCTTCTCGGCAATCTCAAAGATGTACGCGCGGTGCGGCGTGTTTTGCAGAACGTGGAAGTTCGCGATCAGCTTGTTGCCGGCGATGCGGAAGTCGGTCAGATAGCCGACGATGTCGGCAGCACCGCCGCCGTGGTCCATCTTGACCTTGAGGCCTCCGGAGTAGGTTTCGGCCTGCGCCTTGACCTGCTCAATCGTCGTGGCGTCGATATTTACACCGTGGCCTAGTGCTCGGCCTTCGGTGATGACGGCAACGTCGTGAATGACTCCGGTCGATTCGTCGATCTGCCCGACAAAGCCACGGGCAAAGTAGCAGGGGAACGCTTCGGTCATCACAATTACCGCAAGCGTAAAATCACAGACCGTCGTTGTCCTTCTTATCCAGGCCGTTGACCTTCTTGTGTAGCCAGATCATCGACAGAACAGAGACGCCGATGGAGGCGACACCAGACAAAATGGCGATGACCACCTGTATGTTTTGCAGGCTGATGATAGTTCCGATCCATGCGCCGGCATTGGCGAAGAACAGTTTAGCTCCGGCGTGATCGTTCATTTCTTTGGCTGGTGAAGTTGAGTCGTCATGCGCGAACCGAACCACCACGCGACCGAGGTGCCGGCGAGCATCTGAAAAGACTGTAGCGCATTGGCCTTCACGGCCTCGTCGTTGATGAGCAGAACAGCGAAGAACGCACCAACGACCAGAAAGGCGGTAAGAGCCGGACGGGTGACCGCGCGCACGTTAGCCGCCCAGGGAGCGACCTTTTCGGTCATATCCGCGGCGCTGGCGGTCTGCGATGCGCTGAATGCCTGCCACGCAGCGACTGCCTCGGCGCTGGCAAACTGCTTGTCCATCAGGTCCAGCTGGAACTGATTATCCAGCTTCTTCTCGCGCAGTCGCATCCAGGTCGTCGCGAGGCTGCCGACCATGCCGAACAGACCGCCGCTGCCAGCGTTAAAAAGCAGTTCCGTGAACCAACTCATCAAAAAAGGCTCAGACGTTAAACGGGAGCGCTGGGCCAATTAACATCGAAGGGGAATCCGGCTTGATCCGGTACATCGCGCAGTGCTTGTCGGTAGTTTGCCCAAGCGCTCTTTGCCACGTTGTCTAGCGGCGTGTCATCGACCTGAGTCCAGTCTGTCTCAGTCAGCTTTGCATTCCGTTCGCTACGGATCGAATGAGCAGTCTGTCTCTTGATCTCCTCTTGTTCTGCCGCCTGCTGTGCCTGAATCTGTTCCTTTGTCGGCGGTTCAGGCAAACGCGGATTGACCCAAATTCCATTTATCAAGACGGCGTTGGATCGCGTTCCCTCTGGAACCGGCTCATACTGATTTGCAATGTCGGCGTGGAATCGGCCGCGCGGATCAAAACCCACAACGTCCAAGACTACGCCGTTTAAGATGCGAGCGTAAGTGCTCATTGGTAGAACTCAAGAATCGCAATGCCGGGACCGCCAGCGCCACCGGCACCAGTTCTGCTTGCATTACCAGCCCCACCACCACCGCCTCCACAACAGCGGCTAGTGTCTCCGGGTGCTCCTGCTGCCGAGTCGGCGCTTCCGCCGCCGCCGCCTCCGAAATCGCCACCTCTTCCCGAAGTTCCCCCCCCACCGCCACTTTGACCATTTGCTCCGCCTCGCGCTCCACCACCGTGCAGCGGGAGAGTATACAGCAACTCAGTAAATCCACTTCCAATAAGACCGGGCGAATTAGAAGTAGTTTGTTCTCCAGCAGACCCCATTCCTCCGTTAGTCTGTCCTGCTGGTCCCCATGATCCGCCACCATTAGCAGATGCACCCGCTCCGCCAATACCGCCACCGCCGCCACCATTAGTGCCAACCGGTGTTCCACCATCAAAACCATTACCTTGAGGAGATGCAGATGATGCGCCACCGCCTCCATTTGCATCTGCTGATGTACTTGCTAAACCCGTCCCTCCAGTGCCTCCGGTAAAGTTGAAAATTCCACCAGATCCAACGCCGCCAGCCCCACCAGTTGCGGCCGTTGTGTCATCTGCGTTATTTACGCCTCCGCCGGAGCCTCCAGTAGCTGAAACGAAAGATCCAACCGAAGTGGTGCCACCAGCGCCTCCCGCCGTTGCGTTTGGCGTTGTGGTGTCCGTGCTAGCGGCTCCAGCAGTTCCTTCACTGCCAATTGTGATTGGAATGACAGAACCAGGCGTGACACTATACCAGCCCTCTGCGTAACCACCACCGCCGCCGCCGCCGCCGCCCTTGCGACGTGTGCCGCTGGTTCTATAATTGGAACCCCCTCCCCCTCCGCCTGCGCCAACTGCTATTGCACGCACTCGATAGGCGTTATTCGGCACTGTAATGTTTCCGGTAGCGCGAACGGCAAATTTGATTGGGAAAACTTGCGCAGCAATTTGAGCTGCACTTTCATTTCCAACACGTTCTAAAATACCGCGATTGATAGCCATGATTAAAGACCCGATTTTTCTGCAATTACGTTGAACGTCTCAGCGTTGTGTGTGCTGGCGTAGAGTAGTGAAGAAGTTCCAACAAGCACTAAACCGCTAAGCTGTGGAACTTCGGAAACAAACGTTGCAGCACTAGCTCCAGGTGTAATGGCATTCACTACAATTTCAGCAATTAGCCGCTTGCTGGTTCCGGAGTCGGTTGAAATAAAGAAGCGAATGCAACCCGCCGTAGTTGTGTCCGTTGCTTTAATAGTGATGTTTTCAATCACGGTGCCAGCCGTTGTTCCGGTGACAAGGGTTCCGACTGTGCCCGTGCCATCGCGATTCGTGTTGGCCGTTGAGATTTGAATGACATCCGGCGCGAGCGCCGTTGCCGCGAAGTTAGGTGTAGAGGCCATGATTTATGATGGGGGAGAAGTTTAAGAGCAAGATGTCCAAAGAAACAAGTCCGAGGTGCCGCCAGAGGGTAGGTCGCTGACCTGACCAGCCGTGATTGAAATCGGCACGTTTCCAACAGAAACAAGTCTTCCTTTTGCGTCGACAGTAAACGAAGGAACAGAGTCAGCCGTGCCGTAGTTCCCAGCGGTGACACTGGTGTCGCTCAACGAAAAGTACAGCGTGCCACTCGTCGTGATTGGACCGCCAGTGACTGAGATGTCAGCGCTGCCCTGCGCGGTCACGCTGGTCACTGTGCCGCCTGCATTCAGCGCAGACAAGGTGCCGCCGACGTAGGACAAACCAGTACCGACCGTGACCGGCGAGAAACCGCCTGAGCCGTTGCCAGCTAGAATCGCCGTGCCACTCGTAGCCGGTGCGAAGTAGCTCGTCGCCTCCAGCGCTGCCGAGCCTAGTCCAAGCGCCGTTCGCGCTGCCGATGGCGCGTAGTTTTCCCAGCGCGAGTCGCCAGCGTCGTAAACAAGAAAGTCGTTGCCCGTTAGGCTTGTGATTTGAACGTTGCTATCCGTCTCACCCAGCGAGGAGCCGCTATTCACACGAACAAGCAGTTCGCCGTTTACGGCGTCTGCCACGACAACTGCTGCAACCTCAACGCGAGGATTAGGCGCTGTCGGGATCGTCTTCGTCAGCCCGCCGGCAACCGCTGGGTTGAAATACAGCACGTCTCCAGCGACCCAGCTTTCGCCGCCTCCCGTCGTATTGATCCCGCGAACAAAACCAAACGCGATGACTGAAATCCAGTCATTAGTGGTGCCAGTTTCCGCAGCAACACCGAGGATGTAGTTGCCTTGACTCGGCTGAAGTCCCGTCGCGGGTCGTCCTTCGATCTGACCGCTTACTCCAACCACTCCGTCGAAAGCGATGACATTCCCAGCCGTGATTGCCGTCGTCGCTTTTACTCGGTAATAATCAGTTTGCCCGACGTTGATCTGAACGTTGCCGCCCTTCAGCGCGATGGACATCGTGCCAGCGCCGTCCGAGTCGTTCCAGTAGATGCGCCCAGGAGTTGGCGTGACCGTGGCAGCGGTATCAAAATCGACGTAATCCAGCGACGTGACGACTCCTTGTTCGCCAAAAATTGAGGTAACGAATCCGCCCGTTACTTGACCAGCCGTGATTGAGATCGGGACGTTTGCAGCAGCGGTTAAACGCCCCTTCGCGTCTACCGTGAAGGATGCGACGCTGCCAGCCGTGCCATAGCTTCCAGCAGTTACGCTCGTGTCGCTGAGTGAGAAGTACAGCGTGCCGCTGGTCGTGATCGGTCCACCAGTGACCGAGATGTCAGCGCTTCCCTGCGCAGTGACGCTGGTCACCGTACCCGTGAACTGGTCAGCCGAGGAGATTGTGAAATTCGGATAGGTTCCGGTGATCGTCGTCGTGCCGCCTTGAGTCAGAGCAACCACCTGATCCGGTGCCGTGTTGGTCACCTCAATCGTGCCGCTGGTCGTAATCGGTCCACCGCTGATCGAGATGCCCGTGCCTGCGGTCAGAGCAACGCTTGTCACGCTGCCACCGCCTGCCGTGCTTTCGAGCGTGCCTGCGTTGTAGGTCAGGCCAGATCCGACCGTGACAGTCGAAAAGCCGCCGCTGCCATTGCCGGCGAGAATGAGCGTTCCGGTCGTAGCAGGAGCAAAGTAAGTGGTCGACTCAAACGCAGCGCTGCCAAGTCCCGACACTTGACCAGCCGTGATCGCAATTGCCGTATCAGCCGCCGCAGTCAGACGACCCTTTGCGTCTACGGTGAACGTCCCGACAGAACCAGCCGCACCGTAGCTGCCTGCCGTGACTGACGTGCTGGACAGTCCAAGCGTAAACGTACCGCTCGCCGTGATCGGCCCGCCTGAAGACGTCACATCGCCGTCGCTGGTTACAGCAACGCTTGTCACGGTTCCTGATCCGCCGCCACCCGTAGCCGACAACGTGCCGCCCGTGTACGTCAGACCAGTTCCAACGGTGACAGAGGCAAAGCCGCCCGAGCCGTTGCCGCTCAGGATGTCGATGCCTGTGGTCGCAGGCGCGAAGAAAGTCGTGGACTGCAAGGCAGCGCTGCCGAGTCCCGTGACCTGACTCGTCGAAATGCTGATCGTCGCATCTGCCGCAGCAGTAAGGCGACCTTGGCTGTCGACCGTAAACGTGCCGACCTTGTTCGCTGCGCCGTAGCTGCCAGCCGTAACCGCCGTGCTTGCGAGCGAGATCGCAAAGGTGCCGCTCGTCGTGATCGGACTGCCGCTGACCGAGACTGCGCCATCGCCCGTCGCTGCAACGCTGGTCACCGTACCAGATCCGCCACCGCCTCCGGTAGCTGCAATCTCGATGCCGCCAGGCGTGTTCGTAATCGTGACGTTCGATCCAGCCGTCAACGTGTTCAGCTGGAAATCTCCGCCGTTACCGATGAGCAACTGACCAGCCGCCGGCGTGCCCGTCAGATCCGTCAGCGAGTTAATATTCGAACCACCGCCGCCAGCACCGCGTGCAGCCAAGAGCGTCCAGTCCTTTGCTGACCGGCTCGGCTTCTCCCGCGTCGCACGGTTCGCAATGTAGGAATCACCGTTAATCGAAACGACATCGAGCGTCTCATATTCGCCGGCCTTCCACTTGCCGAGCGGCGTGAGCGT